TCGCTTGCTACTCCGATCAGGTTTGCAACCAACTGAGTAAACCTACCCCATACTGACTGGCTTTCATATGGGATTAAAGACAGTAAGGTCTGGAACTCAGGATTGCTAAACCCTTCTGCCACAAATTCCTGAAGGTTCTTAATACCGTACTGACCCTGCAAAGCCGGATTGTCTTTAACAGCTTCGTAGAGATTCTTAAGGTTCTTTACAACCGGCTTCTGGCTGGCGTTCGGGTAGGAGATACTTTTTTGGGCAATGGCATGTAGCAACTCATGCCCCACAATTCCCGACTGCCCCGAGAAAGTCACGAAGTTAAAATGCAGACTCTTGTCTGACGGTTTATACAGAGCGTGAGTGACTTTACCTTTAGACGTATTCTTTTTAATAAGGTCTTGGTCGTTAACGATCTTCAGATCAGGTATAGAACCGGCTTTAGTTCCAATCCAGTTAAGAAACTTGCTTTTAGCACCTTTAAGGATTTCTACTACCTTACCTATATCTTTATCAAAAAGTATCACGTTCTCAAGAAAAGTGCTCGTCGGAAACGTGATCGAAGCGTCGGTAAGATTGGGGTTAATATCTACACCCAAAACTTTATTGAAAAGCTCAGTATATTTTGTTCCCAACTCAACAAGCTTTTCTGCATCCCCAGCTTCTATAGCAGCCGTAATCTGTTTACGCAGGTTTTTAAGTTCGACAGCAGCGACAGGCACGCCGGTTGTAAGGGCGTCGATTTCGTCTAGGAGCGCCTGAGCTTTGGCTTCTGCTTCCTTCTTCGCTGCTTCTACAGCAGCCTTTGTTTCTTCTGCAATAGCCTTTGCTTCTTCCGGGGGCGTTGTAGCTTCGACGGTTTCAATACCCCCACCAAGGCTTCCGGCGACCAAAGTTCTTATAGCTTCTATTTGTTTTTGAACTTCATTAGAATACTTAATCGGGGGTTTATCGTAAAAATAATCTTGCTGGTTGTTAAAATGATTAACATATGCGTTAAGGATATCCTTATCCCGGGCCTTGTCGAGAGAACTTAACGCATATCGCATAGGGCTAAGATTGACAGCCTGAGACTCCCACCCCATTTCCGTCGGGGTGCCGCTCTCTCTTACGGCAATGTACATTCTTGTTAGGGTCGTATCTCCATCGAAATTCCCAAGCGCCCCAACGATCCTTACCTTTAGGCCCGTTTCTTCAAATACTTCCTTAATAGCGTTTTCTTGTGGGGTAAGACCCGCTTCTAAACGACCTTTAGCAAAAGTATTTTTCGCCCCATAACCATTTGTAGGCGAGATAGTCCAAACCCGACCGTCGGGTTCGATAATAACCGCCCCAGAAGCAGCTTGTAGATTGTAGTCTTTGGCGTCTTCTAAGAACGCCTCGATACCTGAAATGCTATCTTGGTAATATTCATCCGCCCCTTTAATATCGCTAAAAGCGTATAGGCCACCAAATTCGTTAATATCGTTTTCTAGGTCCGAAGCCTTTTCAAACTTAATACCATTAAGTTCTTGGGGGACTTCTCCGCCGGGGGTGAAAACAATAATCGAGTCCGGGTCTTCCCAACTATCTTTTCCTGTCGGTTCGGACGGGTTATTTATATAAACAGCTTCTCCCTTATCGTTCTTTTGGGGGTGAGCGGTTTTTTCTTTTTTAGGGGCCGAAAAAACTCCTGCTTTAGTAAGGATGGCGTCCCTACGAGCAGCCAAAACCTTTTTAAGTTCTTCTTTTTTAGTAGGATCTTTGGGTCCGTACTGGTCTACCAGATCACTGATATCAGAATCTTCGATATCTTTGAGTTTTTGTGCGCTCTTCTTCATCATCTCAGGCGACATCTTGCCAAAGACGGCTTTTTGTTCGGTCGTGGTATTCCGCATCGACTCAAACTCAGGCGCATCTGGCTTGAGCATCCCATCTTTAGGAAGCCCTTGTGCGCGGAAAAGAAGCGCACCGCCCGGATCTATGTTGACTGCGAGTCCATTTTTATCGATGAGCGTATTGTCATAGCCCATTCCGAGGACATCATAGTTAGCAAGCCATGCGTGAATGGCATAGTCTTTTTGTGCTGCTTCTACATGCTTAGGGTTAGAAGGATCAAAACCTTCCAAGTCGTTTTGCATCTTAGATGCAACGCCCAGACCCCCGGCATGCTTTCCTTTAAGGTCGATGACCTTCATTTCAGGCGCACCAGCACCAGCGAGCGAAATCAGCTTTGCTGCTAGAACCTCATTATTGGCCCGATCATTAGATTGCTCTGGAGTCACCTTACCGTGGAAGTATTGGAGATTACCTTTAACAAGCCACTCTTCTCCGTTTTTATCCGAATAGACGCCACCGGGATTAGACCCTCCCGGTTTCGGTTTTGTAAGAGTGTAGTTATCAAGATCGCTTACGCGCTCTTCCTCGGGTTGATTAAATACGGATAGCAGCCTATCGAGCTTAGATTGACTAATAGTAGGGAACGGGGATTCTCCCGGAATTGCTTCCGGAGTCAGTGGAGGTTCCTCTGGAATTGCTTCCGGAGTCAGTGAAGGCTGGACTGCGCCCTCTCCTCCAGTAGGTCGTTCAATAGGTGCATTAGTTCCTCCCAATGCGCCGGGTGCAGGTGGCACAATTTCTCGGGCAGGGGGCACCCCGGCTGGGACTCCAGCCAAACCAGAGCTAGTTCTAGATCCGGTATCGTTAGTTGCAGCGGTTCCGGGTGCATTTGTCTCTCCTTGTGGCTGATACTTTTTAAGGATCTCGCCAACGGCTTCAAGGCTCGTTACGGTAGGAGTGGGATGATTAAGCTTTCCACCAACTTCAGTCTTAAGTTGTGCGATCTGTTCCGGGGGGAGTCCTGCCGATAGCTGTGCAATCTGTGCCTGATATGCGGCTTTTTGCGCTTGCTTTTCCTCTTTGGTCATCACAACCGCAGGAGGGGGCGGAACGGCGGGACCGCCAGTAGGAGGAGCGGAGGGAGTAGAGGGAAGCGGGGGTTGACCCGGTTCAGCAGGGGGAGGCGGGGCTTCAGTAGTAGGAGCAGGGGGAGCAACAGGAGCTTCAGGGCGACGACCACCCGAAAGGAAACCAGCACCACCGCCGATCATTCCTGCGCCGACAGCAGCTTGACCCATAGCACCGCCGACCCCTTTAAGGAGTTGTTCGGTTGTGCGTTCTTCTTCAGGGATCAACTCTTGCAAACCGCGCTGAGTCCCGATTGAACCCGTAGCAGCTTGGAGCATCTCAGTAGGCGTTTCACCCAAAGCACCAAGACCGGCGCTAGCAAGACGACCGCCGGAGATTTTTCCGGCCATACGCCCAGCAAGAAGCTTCTCCGCCGTGGGAATAGGTAGCGCACCGAGGGTCGCAGTAACACCAGCAGCAGCAGCCGCGCTCTTTTTAGCAGCGGAATCAGCAATACGATTAGCTTCTTCTTTACTAAGCCCTTTCTTTATAGCCTCTTCAAACACAGCCTTATATGTTTCGTTGGCCGCTTCTGCACCTTCTAATGCGGATTCACCGCCTACTGCTCCAGCCGCACTGATTGCAGCTTTTCTACCAGCCAAAGAAGGAAGCGCCGCAGTAATACCCCGCCCCGCCAAACCGCCAATACCAGCACCCGCCAGCATTCCCGGCAACGATTGAACCGCTGAGAAGATACCGAGGCGTGAGCCGCCGTATTGTTTTATGGCTTCAAGAAATTCATTTGAAGCGCCTTCTTCCCCCGCTTTTTGAATAGCTTTATCAGCTTCTTCCCGCATCTTTTGTGTAGATGCACGCTCAAGGGAGGGGGCGTAAGTTTGGGTCTGGTACCTGTAATCCCGTAACTGAGGATTATTCCAATCCCCGCCAATCAGCGCACGAGCAACCCCCGGCAAGCCAGCAAATACAGCCGAGGCTCCGCTGATCCCCGCAGACTTAAGATCCCCCATCCATCCTGCTTTTTCCCCCGCTTCAGAGGATAGCCCGTGTTTACCAGCAAACCGTTGCACTACCATCCGGCGAGCTAATTCCGGGTCCATCCCCTCCGGATAATTTACGAGTGTGCCGTCAGGAAGCTTAATTGCGGGCATATTGTCTACCGAGCAGGGGAAATTCTACCGGCTGCGTCCATGTTGAATGCCGCAGACGATTGAGCAGGGGAAGCTTGGGCAGGAGCGGAACGAGGGATAGAACCCAACCCCGCTTGTCCCCTTCTGAGTTCTTGATACTCCGCGAGGGACATCCCTTCTGACGCCAAAGCTGACTCTAAAGCTTTTTGTTGAGCGAACTCTCTCACATACCTTTCCGCACCAGCTTTATCTTTAGCTTCTTTTAACAGCTTATATTCTGGGGTAAGTGCGGCTTCTGATGCAAAGCGTTCAATATTATCACTCGACTGGGCAGCTTTTATTGCCCTCGATACCGCGTCCAATGCAGACCGCCGATTTCGTTCTTCAATAGCTTTTGTCTGTCGCTCGTTAAGAGCCGATTGGTCAGCGTAACGTCGGGCGTCTTTGTCTTCCATACGTTTAAGCCGCGCATCTTCGTAGAACATTTTCCAGCGAGCATCAAAGTCTTGGTCTACGGAACGTAGGTTTGTAGCATGGTCCCGAGCAATAATATCGCGTCCTTTGTTGTACTCAGTCATAGCAGTACGATGGAGCCGGGTACTTTGAGTGGCCGCGTCATTAGCCGCGTCATAGTCGCCTTTGGCGAGCTTAAATTTCTCCTGCTCACCGAGCATTCGTGCTTTGTCAAAGTCGCGTTGTGCATTCTGGATATTGGCGCGGCCTCTACTATAAGCATCTACTCCGATACCCCCAGCGGCACCGATATCCGCAAGTGCGCCAGTAATACCTTTACCCCTCCCGCCCATAAGCGCAAGACTCGCTTTCAGAAGAGATTCGTTTACGTTACTGGACGACATTTTTTCAGTATCGGGTTTCATACCGGCGAGCATAGCGTCCATACGCTCTTCAAACGGCTTACGGAAGGTTGCTCGTTCTTCAAGCATTTTCTTACGTTCAGCTTCTGTATCGGGAGCTTCCGGTTTTTCAAGCAAGCCCTCTCGTTCTCTACGAAGGGCCTCCATCTTATCAAGAGCTTCTTTACGGCCAGCAGTAAGATTCGCGTTTATTCCACTAGCGTTATCGCCTGCATTAGCGTTTGCAGCGGCTTGTTCGGCTTCAACGGGGAATCTTTCGTTACGTCCAGCGCTCGAAACCCCGCGACGGTTAATGTATGTGGCATCGGGGCCAAGGTGTTTCTGAATTGCTGCCGGATAATTAAGAGATTCAGCGGGACGTTCAATGCCACCAATACCTTTACCGGTCTTTTTATAAGCCGCCATATGCCCCGGACCCCAGTTGTAGGCGGCTACAGCATCTTCCCAATTACCGAACTGATTATGAAGCCGAGCTAAAAATTTAGCAGCGGCCATCTTTGATTTATCGAAGTCGTATGTGTCTTCTCTAGACAACCCGTATTCTTTAGCAGTACCGGGCATGAATTGGAAATGCCCAGTAGCCCCGGCGGGCGAAACCATATGCCCATGCTTGGTATTAGCTGTACCAAACGTAGATTCCACGCCATGCACAGCGCGAAGGATGTCAGCCGGAACGTAAGGATTTGTGTAGTCGTAGCCTCCGCTGCTTCCGCCCTTATTAAAAGCGACGATCCCACCGTTTGCAAAGTTCTGTTCTTCCATCATGCCCGGTACAGGCAGCGAACCAACCCCTGCGAGTTGATCGGCAACAGACGGTTGTTGGCCTTGGGCTTGCTGCTGTTGAGCCGAGGCTTCCTCGCGGAGATTCTTCCTCCGTAGCTGTTCGGCCATCAAAGGGATCGGGGAGTACAACCCCATCGCCTGCAAAATGTCGTTGTTCCCCGACCGTGCTTGTTGAAGCACTTGGGTGAGTTGTTCGTCCGACAGACGTTTAACATTGTTGAACATGGTCAGACCTTAATTAAATCAAGCCAGTATCAATGTTACTCATGGCCTGAGATGTATAGTTGTTCATCTCACTAGAAGTGGGAAGGCCCGCAGGGGTGTTAAACAAACTACCCAAACCTTTAAACATCCCTTGGTTATACAACGCCGTACCAGCACCAAGAGCGCCAAGAGCCGTTTGTGCAGCACCGGGTCTATCGTAACTGAGGTTAGTGGTTGTATTGGAAATGGGCAGGCCACTCAAAGAGCCACGCAAAAACTCCATCTGCTTGTAAGGATAGGCTTGCTCTCTTTGGTAGTCTTGGTAACCAACATCATATTGCTGTTGTTGGATATCTCGGGGGAGTGCGCCCGCTTGAAGTTGGGTACCAAGATTGCTAATTCCCGTCTGATACCCGTACCGGTTGGCAAGTTCTTGGGCTTGTTGGGTTTGCAGACCTAGTTGGTTCTGGGTGTTGAACTGATTCATCCCAGAGGTATAGGCATTCTGAAGACCCTTAGCTTGAATGTCATTTAACAGTTGCGCTGTGTTTCTACCATGTTCAGCTTCGACAATCCCATGGCGATAACCACCAAAAGCACCTTGGTTAACAGCACCAGCACCTATTTTTGTTGCATTGATATCAGCATCGCGTTGGGCTTCTCGTTTTTGAATATCTGTCACAGCCTGTTGATAGGGTGACATGAACTGCTGCTGCATCCCCGGATCAGTCCAAGACTGCTGCGTATATTGAGTTGGCTGGAAAGATTGGAGTCCAGCGATACCGGTGAGGGCTTGGTTCTGAAGACCGGAAAGACCCGCAACTCGCGGGCCTGTATATGCTTCGTAGGGTTTAGCAGCGGCGGCTTGTGCGCCTTGAACAAGTTGATTTATCGCCGGTTGGAATTGTGTATTGATTCCCGACGATACGGTGGTCGTTGACCCCATCGGTTGACCGAGCGAGCTAGTAGCCATTTCTTTTCCTTACGCCGGGAGATACTTCTCAGGCTTAATCTGTTTACCCTGCTTAGGGTTGCCCGTGCGGGCTTTGCGAATTTGCTTCATCATGGCGTGGAGTTTCTTGGCCCCAGCATTCGATGAGCCGTTACCGATGTGGCTAACTACGTCCGCAGGAATCACAAACTCACCGTCAGCAAGGCGGGCTTCCTGATGCCCTTCAATATTTGCTCTAATGTTATCACTCATGCCATCACCGGGGCCAGACAAATACCGACCGCCAGCAGCGTATTCATGTTGCTGAAGACCAGCAATTCCACCATGAGCTAAATATATGGGTCCGCCGTAAGCATATTCTCGTTGATCGGGTTCTTCTTGCCGCTGCGGAGCATTGAACATTGCTTGTTCGTTTTGGCCGTAGTCCACTTGCGAGGGAGCGAGGCTTCGAAGTCCTTGAGCCTGCATAGATGGTGCAGGAGCCACATCCTCGTAAGGATTTACTGTAGCTGTAGAAGGGTTATATGCAGTCGGAGCAACAGCAGCGGCAGCTTCGGGAACACCCCCACCACCTCCACCCATAAGACTGGCAATTCCGGGCTGTGCGGCTTGTTGTGTAGCCTGCTGTTGTGCAGCTTTTTTAGCATCCTTGGCATCCATTAAACCAACAATGCCCTTAGCCGCCATACCCGCAATGGGTCCTACCCCCGGAATAAAACTAGCGGCAATCGGCAGTACGGTCTTAAGCAGCTTTTTGAAGATGTTAGCCATTTTCTAAACCTTTACGGCAGAGCCGATACAAAACTTAGCGTTGCGATCAATGATGCGGTTGCGGGGCGTACCGGTCCGGTTTGTGTTGGGTAATACTGAAGAGTTACTGCGGCGTTGGTAGTTGACCACCACAACTGAATGTAGTCATCCGCATTCATAGAAACAAAATAGTTCCAGCTAGTAATAATATGCCCGTCAATGCCGCCATGCTTATTAATTACCGAGACAAACCCAGTAGAGTTAGCAATGTCAGTAGCAGCGCCAGCGCCGTTTCCTTGCTTTAACCAAACACTTACGTCGTGTTCTTGAGTATCTGTATTTTGGAACTGCCCCGACCACTGCAAATTATAAATGCCGGGATTAGTTACTTGAAGCTTATTACCGCTTACAATCGAAACCCCACTAGCAAAGTCCGTCGTATCGAAGGTCATCACCGTAGCGGTGTTAGCTGTTGTTGTTTGTGAAACTAGACTTTGAAACGCCCCGTAGGGGAACGACAGGAATTTACCGCCAGCAGTATCGAGGACAGAGATAAAGATATTATCCAGTCGCTCAAAGTAGAGCTTCAGCGCATTATTAAGCTGATTTTGATAAATCTCATCCCACTCCCTTGGCGGGACAGGCAGTTTGGGCGCATAAGTACGCCCAAGTTTGGTTCTATCAATTACTGCCACTATGACTTCCTGCCATCCGAGCGGATGTCAATCCGTGGTGAACCAAGCTGCCACTGAGTACCGATTGCATCGCTCTCAATACGGAAGGCCATCTGACGGCCACGGAACCGCAAGAAAACTTGCTTTGTATATTGTTCAACAGGCGTTTGAACTGATCGAATGACTCCTTCGGGGGCTTCAGGTTTGTAATCGACACCCGAAAAATCCCTTGGCTTAACCACTACAGTTACAGACGGGTCATTAGCAACCGAGCCATTAAACGTCAAGTCCGGAATCATCCGCCAACAAAAAGTCATCTTGTCGCCATCTTCGATATCAAAGTCAGCGGACTCAATATAGGAATCAATCCCAATAGCAGGAGAAACTGAGCCGTCATCATTACCCGACTCATGGTAGAGGATTTTGTTGTCTTTAATAGCCATCGGGTTTGCTCGTAGACCGCTATCCGACCAAGCAGTGCGTTGCATCGTGCCGTAGTACCAAGCGCGATCAAGATGGTTAAAGACTACATACCGATCAGGTGTAGCGGTTGTGTTACCGGCGGAGCAATAGAACCACCAAATCTCCGTGAATCCTTCGTTCGTGCCACAGATAACTTGATCGCGCTGGCTGATATTTATGTCTGAAAAGACATAGCTCCTCAAAGAGCAAGGCAGCGTTTCAACTCGGCCCGAGTACATATAAAACTTATCAGTTCCCATCCAGTAGACGATATTGTTTGCAACCGCCATACAGTTAGGAGACATAACGGACGTATTATCCGCAGCCTGACTCAGGTTCCACACATACGGCGGGCCGACATATTGCATCGAATAAACGGCTGAGTCTGTGAAGACAATGATCTCTTGCTTAGTCGATACAGCCGCAACGATTCTTGACCCAGAAGAAAGCTTTACACCACCCGCTTGGTTGGTAATAGCAGGGGTCCACTTCTGAATGTTTTCTTGGTCTGACCAACGAATCAGCAGTGGGTCAAGAACTGAGGGTGTAGCGATCTCGTTTGTACCAAATACCAGCACAAACCGTGATGTGTCCGATACAAGCAGTTCGTTTTGAAAATTCGGAACATCCGAAGCCCCTGCAAGGCTCGATACTAGAACGCCGCGATTAGCATAATTAGCAGGAAGATTGGAGGCATCCCAGTAATAAAGCGCACCGCCCCGTGGACCGTAAACAAGATTCTGTCCATAGTTATGCGCGTTCCAAAGACGAAGAGGCGTAGCAACGCCCGTTGGAGAAGCCAAGCCCCATCCAGAATTAGGTATTGGCGGTGTATTCACCCCACCCCAAGGACCAGCGCCCCAACCGAATGACTGAACAGCAAGCTGCTGGCCGGGTGAAATATCATACTTAGCTACAACCACTGAACCACCACCAGCCCCAGAAGAAGTAGCTGTAGTAGCTACAACAATCGTATAGGTATTAGCAGTGAGATAAGTAATCGGGAAGGTTGTGTTCAGCGTAGCGGCAGAAAGGCCATTAAACCCAACAGCCCCCGAGAAGGTAACGTAATCGCCGGTAACCGCTCCATGAGCAGTATGCGTAACAGTGACGGTAGTAGTGCCGTTGGTTGTAAACGGGTTTGTGCCTAGCGTGGCAGAGGAGCGAAGCGGGGTGATGTCGGAGTAACTACCGGCGTTCTCAACATAGTATTTGAGGTGGGTGCCAACACCGACATTGTTATAGCCAGCGTTAGTCGTCCAAGCCCACATGGTACGGGCAGTACCAAGAAACGTAGCCCCCGACAAAGGAGTCCACCCACCAATCTTTTCAGGCTTGCCTGAACGAAACCTGACTTTATCGCAGGAATACCAAGTCCCTTCCGCAGCGTAGGAAGTAGATTCCCGGTTAACCCCCGGCTTAAAGTCAAGTCTCTTTAGGGCCATATCAGTTAGTAGGCTCTGCGCCGAGTCCGCGAGATTTAGAAGTCGTGTACGAACTTCCGAGCCAAAACCCGATAAGCCCGCCAAGAACGCCCGTAACAACCGCTGAAGCAATTGCAGCACGGACTTCAGAACTAAAGGCGTCGGAGGCTCCCGTAAGAACAAGATAAACCGTACCGTACAAAAGTGGTAGCAGAAGCACCGAGATCCAGAAAGCTGGCATCTTCCAGAAAGGCGTGGTGACTTCTGTATTAAATTTTCTAGCGCCCTCGATACCGCCACCACCCGCTTCGACAAGGCCAAACCACTGTTCTTGGACAGCACGGCGAGCAACTTCTTGTACTTTAGGATCGCTCTGCATGGCCTCTACTGCGCCTTGCAGATTCGGGGTGCTAGTAGCTCTAACAACAATGTCAGCTACCTTCTGAGCGACTTCAAGGTTCCGTTCTGTCTTAGGCCCGCTGCCAAAAATCTTAGCGAGTTCGGGAATCAGATTGACCAATGAGGGAAGGAGCGCAGCAAGAATGGGTGCCATTGGTTTCTTTATCGGTTGGGTTTCAGGAGGGGGTACCCACGGGAAATATTCTTCCGGGGCAGGGGCAGGGGTGGGGGTAGGTTCAGGGGCGGCTTCGGCTTTTACAAACAGGTCGCGTTCCGCTGCTCTGCGCCTCACCAATCCATACATTGCCTTACCACCGGCATTCACCCACTTACCAAACTCATCTGCCGCCCCACGATAGTCGTGGTTGTTTAATTTGCGCAGCAATGTACTTCGTTCGAGCGCGCCGTCACCTACATTATATGTAAATGAAACAAGAGCGTCGAATTGGTTTTGGTTAAGCGGGACTTTAACAAGGCGATTGACAGAATCGGCAAACTTCTTTGTGTCGTGTTGCAGATATCCAAGCGCCTCTGCTTGGGTAACAGTATGACCCTTTCTGACTTTATGCCCGTTTGGGTATATTGTCGTCCCGTAGCCGATAGTCCAAGGCTCGTTGCCCGTACCGGGATCGGGGTAGGCATTAAGTCGCAGACCTTCAAATTCAGCGATTAGACCAAGACCGACTCCGGAAAGTTCCATTTTATCTAGCCTCTAAAGCTGCCACTCTTGTGCGTAAGGATTTTAGTTCGGCAACGATGTTGGCGATGAACTCTGCGCTGCCGTATTCCATGCCTTGATATTTAGGCGAGCCATCTTCATTCACTGCGTCTTTTTGACCGGAAACACTACGCGGGGAAATCGCCGCAACTTCATGGGCAATAAAGCCAACACCCGCAGCCCCGCCTGCCGCCCATGTCCAAGTTTTTGGTTGAAGCGCATCGATGAACGCACCGCTGCCTGTTAGCGGTTGCGGGTTGTTTTTAAGTCGGTAGTCTGAAATGGTTCCGTATGTAGTGCCTGACGCGCTGACTTGGATTTGTCCAACAATCGATGAGCCTCTCCAACACTCAAAGACAGAGCCATCGGAGTTTTGCCTTGCCGCAGCGATAGCCGTGTAGCCGCTACCAGTGGAGTCTGTTGTAACCGCTGTTAACGCTTTGGTTGAGCTACTGAAGTAGGTTTTTGCAATTAAACCGCCGTCATAAACGCTAGTAGCGCCCGCATAAAAAGTACCGTCAGTGGCAAATCGCGCAAGTTCTACGCCAGACACCTTTAGCGTCAGCGGCAGGAATGTTCCAGTTCCGGTTTTCGACGTATACAGGCTTGCTTCTGACGAAGTAATTCCAACGCCAACAAAAGCAGAGTTTGCCGGATCGGAATTGTTGAAAGCATTCCAGTCACTTCCGGTTGCCGTGCCGTTTGGTAAAGCGTAGACGCTTGTGCCGTTGTTGGTCGTCTTGTCCTGAAACGCCGTCCGGTTTGCCAGTGTGGCGTTGCTAAAGTCGCCCTGAATGCGGGTCGCAGAGCCTGTGAAACTCAAGTTACCCGACAACGCTCCGCCGGTTGTATTCAGCTTGCTATTAAAAGGATCAATTACGTTCGTTCCGTCGCACAGAACAATAGCCGTAGCGCCGTTAGCGACTGTGATGCCAGTACCTGCCGAGGTCTTGATGACGATACTTTGTCCGCCGGTTGTGGCGTTCTTAACCACATATAGTTTGGAGACACTCGGGCAGATGACGTTTCGCGTGGCAGTCAGTGTGACTGATGAAGTGATGTTAAGCGCCATAGACCGGGCTTCGTCTGTTGCGCCGTTAATAGAAGTGAGTGTGTAGTTAGCATCAGTGATGCTGACCGTGGAGTACCCGGCGATTGCCTGTTCAATCAGGGTGCCAAGATTCGTATTGGTCAACTGACCCCAAGTACCAGCCTGCTCACCATCGCCGATAAGCGTAAGTCGGAGATTGTTTGAATATGTTAACGGCATTTTAGCTTGCCCTCAGAATTGCAGACGATGCGTCAGGGGTAGGCATTTGAATAACGAGGTTGCCGCCACTGATAACTCGGTCAGATCCAAAATCAAAAACCGCTACAGCGCGGTTTGCCTTGGTTGAGTTGTAAATTAAAGCTTTTCGGTACGTTAGTGTCACAGCACTGATCGTTACATCAGCAAAATCAACAATCGCAGTGATCCCGCTTAGCGTTGGGGTGACTGAGGCAAGGGCTGCTCCGCCTGCTGTGTATCCTGTTCCGACTGCTTCGTTGGTCGTGGAGTAGGCGGTGGTGGAGGCACCGATAGCAGACGCTGCTGTATAAAGCGCGATTTTAAAAGTGTCGCCAGTACCCGTCGTGAAGTCATGGATGGCCCTGAAAACTTCAACCTTAAACGAGTTGCAAATTACTTGCGACATTTTATTTTACCGGGTAACGGACCTGATCGCTGCGGAACGTGTCCTGACGATTCTTGGCATCCGCAAGCTGTTTGAGAAGCCCCATTGCCTCTTTGAACTTCGTGTCGTACAGCGCCATAACATCTTGGTCGCCCTTCATAAACGTGTACGCCTCTACCAATGAGCCATACAGAAGGACAGAACTGAAGTTATCGCCGAGCCAGCTAGTACCCGCAGGGGCAGTGATCGAAGAGGGGTATCCGTAGTAAGACAAATTAACCGGATAAACCGCGTTGGGGATCGGAGCTAGCGTAAGTTCATACGCTTGGGACAAGGCGTAATGTGTAGGCTGTCCGGTGGCTGTCGTTGGAAAGGCTTCCCGCAAGAACGTAAAGTCTTTGTTCAGCAGATAAGCTTGTGCCCCGGAGGGCAACTGAAGCGCGACCGAAAACGTGGCTAGATAGTCAGCGGGCAGAATAACTGTAGCTACACCAATACTTGTAGTCAGAGTCGAATACTTAAAAGACGCAGGAAGCTGTACAGCATTAGCAATCCGCTGCTCTGCCTGCGTGATGAAAGTATTAATGTCAGTCGTGGAGAATACGTTCTCCGTATAGGACTGGATCTCTGTCACAAGCGCGTTGTAGTTCATCGCTTACTTCACAAGAAACTTGGTGCCCTTAGTGGCTGCGCCAGTACCGCGAATCTTCATGTACTCTTTCTGACCGTGACCAGCGGGACCAGCATCAACACCGGGGCGAAACTCGCCCTTAACGAACGTACCACGGCGACCGATATCCGTTTGAGGATAGCCAGCAGTATTGGGCATCTCAGCCTTTTGGGGCTTGAAGGTCTTGGTAGTCATTTGGTTTTGCTCCGCTGATTCATGACGCGAGCCATGTTGCGGCCATATTTTTTAGAGTCCATCGAAGTGATGCCACCGGCCTTCATATTCTTAACGGCTTTGTCCGGGTGTGCCGACTTCATGCCTTTGCTCATGTGAGCTTTGAGTGCGCCTTTGATATCCATTTTACTTGCCTTAGTTTGAGAAGAATCCACCAGCGTACATCCCACCTTGGAACATACCACCAGAGAAGAACTTATTAGAAGTAGGAGTGGGAGGAGTACCGCCAGAAGTAACACTAAAGTGACCACCGGCATAGAACCCACCTTGGAACATACCACCGGAGAAGTAGGAAGTGGCAGTAGAAGGCGGCGCAACGCCGTTAGTAACAAGAGTCCCTGCTGCAAGTCCCAAACCGGGACCAATATAAATAACTTCAGTGTAAGCGCGGCTCTGGGGGTAGTTAGTATCGGGTCTGGGATTACGGACTGCTTGGGGGTCATTGACCGGATACATACCCAACTGAAGCTGCGGGTGATCCTGCTCCCAACACTCCGGGCATACCCGGATATTAACATTCTTAGTTTTGATTGTCAGAGTTTTAAGCTGCTTGAGCTTAAACCTGAAGCCGCATCTGTCGCAGCCCGCAATTGCAAACTTACCGGAACTAAAGCGATTCGGCATAGCCTAGCCCCTAGTTGTAGAACATATTCCTTGGCACGAATCGAACCGAGGCTTTTTCACGATCTTCGCCCGCAGCCAAATCCCACTGCTTCTCATATTCAGCTTGCAGCATAGGCAGTCGTTCCATACCGCCCGGGATTTTCATAGCGATATAATAAGCAAGGCCGCTAACAAGGCAATTAAGGAAACGGTAAGGGATATCAGCCGTGTTCGTGCCATCTCCAGCATCCTGTATGCGGCGAAGCCGCCAATAAACGAAAGTATAAGAATTGTCGCTGGGAACAGGCCAGACCGAGATCGTCGGATATTGAATACCCGTAGGAGTCGCTTCACCCGAGCGCCGGTTGATGTAGACCTGAATCGGCCTTCCGGTATTGAGCTTGTTGGGGATGGTTGAGTAGGTCGAGACTGAGATTCTCGATATGTTGATATCTGTCTGCGTAGACGTATTTCCCGGGTTCTGGCGGATAACATGTTCGATCAGGTCCACTGTATCTACCGGCAGGTTATACGTTGCAGTTCCCGCAACGAGGGGGATCGTTCCGCTTTCTACTGTCCAGAGGTTAATCCCTCTAGATGCCCATTCAATAGTGAGTAAGTTCATACTCCGGCGAGCGGTACGAAAGTCGTAGCCGCTTCTCATTTCCCCACCAGCCCGCTCAAACGCCTCTTCGAAAAGGTCAGTAATTGCAGGCGAGAAGGATGAGGTGCCGGAAGTAGTCATTATGTTTGATCGGTAGTCACGTTAGTGCGGTTGCCGCTGCCGTCAATTGTAGCAGTCACACGGGCTTTGGCATTAGTCACAGCAGCGTTAAACACCTCAGTGCCCGAACCGGTACCCGAACGGCGACCCATCAGAACCGCGCCCATCAGACGCAGCGCACCCCGGAAGGTCATACCCGCTTCAACCGTCTGAGTATCAAAAATCTCAGTGGCGATCTGGGCGGTGGTGGGTACGGCAGCGGTGGTTTGTGCAGAAGTCAAAGGCTGGTTCAGCCCCTGCGGGAACACAGCGAAGATGCTACGGGATCCACCCGTAATAACAAGCGCCACATCCCAAGCACGATCAATGGTTGCAGCTTTAGTCGTACCGTTATATGCGGTAATGATCCGGGCTTGGTTCGCACCCGATCCGCTAGTAATTGCAACAACACAACCTTTGTAGAAGTCGGTCTGTGCAGCGGCAGTAGCGTCCAGAGTAATTGCAGTATCGCCCGCAGATTGCACGACTTGAGGAACACCCACTTGAAGGGCGGAAGCCTTAGTCGTTTGCAGACGGAAGAATTGGTCTTGAACAGCCTTGGTAGCCGAGTCAATGACTTGGATGACAATTTCCGTTGCCTCGCACTCAGTGGCACTCAGCGACCAGTTAAGTGCAGCGGCACCGGAGATAAAAGTAGGCAGCGTTGCGATATTAGCAAACGCCCCACCATCTTTACTGATTTGTACATCCCCAGCAGCGGGGGTCCAGTCAGCGGTAAGGGCATAGTCTGTTGAACCAGCCTTGATGATGGGGGCACTGAATGAGTACGCAGCGCCGTATGGGATCGAGATAGTAGACATTAATAAATCCTTTTACGCGACGCCGCGCTCAATACCGCGAAAGATACCACGGGACATGGGTGAAGAATAGTCAGTTGGTGTTACTACGCCAGCAGTTTGGTACTGCGCTTCGGCCCAAGTGATGCGGGCTTGGTAAGATGAAGCATATTCCCAAGCACCAATAGTCGGAGTAGTCAGGCTACGGGCAGAACCTACGATGTCTACATCGTTAGTGTAAGTTTGATCTCGGACGCCTGCGTTGATGAGATCCGCACCGGCTTTAACCCGGAAGTCTTCAGAACCGCCTGTGATACTTTGGAATTGATTGGCAAAGGTTTTGCTTACAAGATTGCCAGTAGCTGTCCAACCAAACGAAGCTAGGTCGGTAGCGTTATAGTTGCTGTTAGTAGTATCTAGTTTATTGTTGCCGTCTATACGTATTGCAGAAAACCCGAATATTGCGTTGTTTTTTATAATCTGCCCTGTGGGCGCGTAGTTTCCTATTACGACAGCAGTTGCCGATGAACCCGTGCCGATAATTGTACAATTTCTTAGCGAGTTTACAGCCCCGCTCCACTGATTACAACAACCACTAGAGGATGCCGTAATGCGTATTAAACTATCAACGGCATTAAACGCGCCGTAAGAAGCAACATTGGCGTATTCAAGAATGCAAGAATCGAGAGTTATAGATCCATTACTAAAATAGGCAAAATAAGCTGTACCAGACCCGCTAAACTGTATCCCGGTTATAAGCAGTTTTTGATTATTAGCGACGCTATCTGTCTTAAATACACCAAGTCCGGTTACGGTAGACAGTACAGAAACCCCGTTAGCATTATTGTAACGCAGGGCATTGGTTAATTTATTTGCGTTATTTGTAAAAGAAGCCCCGGGCGCGGCTGTTAACCAAAGATATCTAGTAGCGTCACAGATTGTTGTAATTGAAATATCAGACGTAATAGACCACTCGCCATTTGTCCCAGCCCCTTCTTTGTACAGAACACCTTTCCAGATGACATCCGCCGCGACTAACCCGCTTGGATAAGTCGAATTAGCACCGGCAAGCCACGCAGAAATACTTGCGTAGTCTTTACCAACACCAATAGTCTTAGTAATAGTCGTAGGCATTAGTCAATCAACTCTTGGTTAAAGACGCCCTGCAAAGGCGAATCGGACTCTGGCTTTGTAAACTCACAATCCCAGCGACCTTCTTGACTCAGAACCTCGATCTCATGGAACAAGCCAGCAGCCACTAAGAATCTACAGGGGCCAGTATAAACGACCTCTTTGACAACCGATCCCTCTTTGTGATGACGGTAGCTGACTTTAATCTGGGTTCCGTTATGCACATAGCTGTTGTGGTCGATCCAATGTCGGTGACCACGGTAAATGAAACCCTTGTCAAACGGCCCGTGGCACCGCACCCAAGTATCCCCACGATCAACTTCTTTCATTGTCATAGGTTAGTCGCGTTGGTAATTTGATAAACATGGACGGCTTTACCAATAAGCGGTAGTGCATTTGAATTATCAGACCAAACATCACTGATAATATAAAGCCTGCTTGTTGATTGGTCGTAAGCAGAAATAATACTCCACTGACTAAGCCCAGTGTAGCTTGTATAGCTCGGTATTCTAATACTCCAAGACGCTTTGGGCTTAATCGTTCCGTAAGTCAACGCGCCACTCACCACCGCCGCAAGGTCGGTTGCGCTATACATCCAAAACCGAATACCAGTCCCGTTAGGAGAAAGACCGGTCATGGGGCCGGGGCCATCGAAACGAGGATAAGTAAAGTTATAAATACGTTTAACGGACGTATTGCCCATCTTACTTTTAACACCATACTCATAATAATCACCGCCTCCAGCGCCAACAAACACCAAACTGTCGGTACCATTAGGCCAGAACGACCCCGTGCAAGCTGTACCGCCATGCCAAATAGGACAGAATGTGTCTGGTGTAGCACCCCCCGGATCAAGCTGACCCGGATTATAACAAGACAACTGATTGCCAGTAACGTAAGGGATCAGTTTATAAGTTGTCGAAGATGTTGGGGTAGATGTCCAACTAATAATTGAGGTATCTACGGTCGCTACTTTTGTGGTGCCGTTATAAGCCGTGATTCGTAAAGAAGTTGCGCAAGCACCGGGCGCATAAACCCAAAAGTTTTTGTAGTAATCGGTTGTCGCGTTTGCAGAAGCTGCTAACGTAATTGAAGTGCTTGTCCCGCCTTGAGCGGTCCCGCTTTCTACTTTGGCGACTGCGGCAGATATATCCGCAGAATTGAAACAAATCGCCGCCGGTCCATCTGATGCGGTTCCCACTACGGAAACATCCCCAATCCCAGCAATGATGTCTCCGCCTAGTGTGGCTTGCCAAGCCGAAGGGACTTTTGTCATAAAACCAGCGGTAGCCCTTGCTCTAAGCTGGCCCCTAACAGGATCTATAACTGTGAACGGACCCTCAACAGTTGAGGAGGTGATGTTTATGTTTCTGCGCCAGAAAAAACCGTTTGGCTGCGGGGTGTATGTTCCAACCTGAGTTACTAAGCTATTAGACGATCCATAGATATTAAAGATCCCATTACTTCTCCAGTCAGTCCCAGAACTCAGTCCAGCGCCCGTCGTACCCGCAGCAGTTAAAGTCCCTTGACCGCCATAAACATCTGTAGAGGATCTTGTGACTGTCGCAACAGGTAGAGCGGCAAAAGAACTTGAGGAACTAAGCGATGTTGGGATTGAAAGTTCTGCCATCCCAATAAATTCTGGGCCACTCCCAAAATTTTGAACTGTACTAAAAGAAATCGATGAACTACCGTTTGCACTGTATGCAGCCGGAATAATCCCCGCGCAAGTCACGCCGAATTTTGTTTCTGTGCCAGCCATAGTCGCGGGCAAAGCAAATGACCCGAGGTAGGAAACATTGTCTTGGAAAACAAGTGCGCTGCTCGGCGCAGTGCCCGTTACAGTTACTGGGGCAGATGTTGATACTGTTGTTGCTGTCGGACCTGCATAGATGCGGCCATCGTTGGTATTGCTAATATTCCACGCAGTTTCGGAAACCGTAAGGTCTTTTCCAATATCGGCGGCTTGTGCCGTATACATGGTATTAATAGCGTTCGGAATTGCTACGCCGTCGCGGTACCACTGCAAATCCCTTTGCACAGGATAATCAATAACAAGGTGCCAAACATCTCCGACTGAAGGCGGGCTGTCCCAGCTAATCGTCGCTCTTTTAGTTGTCTGATCGTAGGACGTTACATTCCAGTTGTACTGAGGTGCTGAAACTCGGGCGGTTGTAAACCAATAACCGATATACGAACCGGCGGAGCCGGATGCAGATGCGCCAAGATAAACAGTAGAGCCAACAATATCGCCAACCCCAATCGTCCCCGATAAAACATACGGAGGCTCATTTACATAGGTAGCAACATTAGTCGAAAGAATAGATCCAACGGTAACTGTAGGCATTATGCGGCCCTCCAGACGAAGATACTAGGCGCGGTAACTAGCGTTGGTCCGCCCGCTGCACTCACCAAAATACTCAAAGCTTTGTCGTTCGTTCCGTAAGCGTTAGTGGCCCGGAAGGTGGCGTTAAGTGTTGTTGCAACGGAGGGGGTACCGGAAATAACTCCGTTTGATGCAAGCGTCAGAGGACTAATACTGCCTGAGACAATCGACCAAGTAATAGGCGAACTGCCTGTGGCCGTTAGAGTCTGGGAGTATGCTGCACCGACCGTGCCGGAGCTAAGGCTTGTAGTTGTGATGGTTGGCGCAGTGCCGCTAACAACTGTATTAGGCGCACCGAAGGTGGGGCCTGCCGCACCGCGAAGTAGGTTAAATGCCATTATGCACTCACAAAACGAAGGCGCATGTTGGACCAGTTTGATACTGAAGCCCACTCTGCCGGAGTGACGGTCATCGTGTAGTACGCAGGGGAGGTATTGTTGGCTGTACGGGTAGTGTCCGTCTTAACCAGAGTAGCTCCCGAATACAAAGATACCGTGACCGATCCGCCCGATGCAATGCCCTGCACCCTGTAGTTTATTAGCACGTTCGTGCCAGCCGTGGGGGTAGACATCGCCTGAAGCCCAACCTCATCAGTCTGCGACGCCGCAGTAGCATAAATATAGTTGGCGTCGTTGTAGGTCGTTTCGTTAATCAGGGCGTAGTGCGTGGTGCCGCTGCTGGGAGTCCACTGGGTTGTTACGTCTGAGTTCGGACGGGAATAGGTGTAGGTTATGTTTTCAGCAAAAGCAAAACCCGCAAACCGGACTCGTATATCTGTGGCAATTGAACTAATTGCCGGGGTTTCTGTAGACGCCGTAGCCACCGTTTTATAAAGGGTAAGATCCCAGTCGGCGGTTGTCCCCTTTGTAAATCCATTTTGTGCGGCTCCTGTAGAAGCGCCGGAACCGCCCGTCGAAAACCCAGATATGACGATTGAGTTATCTGTAGCGGCAAATGCAGGGCCAGATATTGTGCCGGGGAATGTCGGGGTTTCTACAACAGACGATAAGTTCGTCCCTGATACAAAGGTAAACCCGCCTGTCGTGGACCGCAAAACTGCGACTGTGATTCTTCTTTCTGTCGCTGCCGTAGCAAGTGTTGCTATGGTCGTAAATGTTTCGGCGGCTGTAGAGATTCTATAAAAAGCTTGAGAAGCCCAGATACCAAACGCCGTCGCAACAGCCGTTCCGTTCGTCCACGCGCCGGTACCGCCGGTAAGAGTGCAGGAAATTATTGCAAATGTAGCCGGTTTATAGGAATGAAATACAAAAACAACATCACCGACCTGTGTGGTAACGCTCGCCGCGTTTGTGACGGTTCCGGACGCAACATAGTTTGCTTGACCGGTATCTGTACCTACCGTCGAGATTATGGAGATAGCCATTAAATTGCCCCAATATTAGTCAGCGACGATCTGCTTGGCACTGTTAGCACCGAATATAGGGTTGGCTGTGTCGTCCATACCCGCGTGGAAAAGTCAGTCCTGTAGACACCGCTTGGAAGCTCAAACCCTGTAGGCAACGTAGATGGCGGGGATAGGCCCGCCCCAACCAAAGCGCCACTTGGCGTTGCGTCGAACGCCGCGAAAGTATTGTTTGCAACTGTGCCGCCGCTTGTATTACTTGCTAACTGCGTGGCTGCGGTCCATGAAGAGTTATTGGATACCGTATATCCCGCCGGAAGATTACTATACTCGGCCCTTAGATTTATACCCGCTGCCCAAGTCACCGCAGACTGCTCCCCGAACAACCGCATGTTCGACAAAGCATTACCGCTTGCTCCGATAAACGCATTACTCGAAAACAACATCGAATACATGGCGTCACCAAGCTGAATTGCATTGTAAAACGATCCAGTTATAACGCAAGTGTTTTTGAAATACCGGATTTTTGCGTTTGTTCTGGCGGATGCCCCATCACCCCCTGCTCGCAGGAAGTTTGCAGTTTGAGAGATAAGTACATTACCGCAAACATCAGCATAATTTTGATGTGCGCTTTCTGTATTTGGCCCCTGTAGTCCGGGTAGTTCAATGCAATAATTGCTATTTACATTGTTTGGAACGGCAATCCAGTTGTCGTAAATTCTTGCGGGTGAGCGGCATTTAATCGAGTTTGCTTCGTTATTTGTAAAGACGCAGTTTGTAACTGTGACGACCATATCTGGGAAAGCGTCTGGATTGCCCCCAAAATATGCGCCGTGTGCTTTGTACGTCGGATATACACCGTCGCCGTTATTGTTAATCCAGCAACGATCAAGAGTGACAGAACCCGACCCTGTATCAAACGCCAAAAGCCCGTCAGAATTATCTCTTATTACGCAGTCAGTAAACGATACTCTATGCGTACAGCTTCCCGTTGAAGCACCGGTAACAATCCCAGATGAACATTTATCAGAAACAAATTCAAGACCTTGGAAAATAGTATCTGATCCGGCTCTTAACCAAAGGTTGTACCAATACGACCCCGGAGTTCCGTCTGACAAACTTCCGTTTGTAATTATTGGCCTCGTTGCAGCGCCTGTTGCTGCTTTGATTGTAATCGGCAATGCTTGAGTGCCAGACCTCGTAAGCGTGTGCGCTCCAAGGGCCGAATACTGAAAGTTAATTGCCGCTTTAAATGTCCCGCTTGTGTAGCTAGACAAACGCATTCTGATTTTTGTAGCGCCGGTATAGTTGCTTGAATCAGTGCCAATCAGCCCTGCCCTACAAATATAATCCCCGGTAAACACAAAAGTTGTTGCTGTCGTTGCCCCGGAAACAGTAAGTGCTGACCACGATCCGCTAACAAACTTTTCAAACGTAATCGTCCCAACTCCCGCTGTTGAGATGATAGAAAAACCCATTGTAGTTTGGCCCGAAAGCGTATACTCAATGGTTTGATTTAAAGCATTCATGGTGCCGTTATAAGCAACCGGGCCATAAGTGCCAGAATCGATTTCTACCGTATCTCCAGCGCGGAGCAACGGCAATACACTATAAAGCTGGGTATACGCTCTCGCTGAACCGACTTGAAATGTCTGCGGAGCGCGGTCATTGTTTACGTTTTGATAACTAAACGACAATAGATAATTATCTGCGCCACCGCTGACAGTTCTAAACGATATTGTCGCCGTCCCTACTGCGGCGTATGTGGCGCTAGTAGTAAGCCTTACTCTTAATGTATCTCCATTTGCGACGGCTTGTTCGCCCGTTGCAAAAGCACCGCCATTAACGCTTAACTCAAAAGAACCAAAAGCCGTACTTACATATGTCAAAGCGGGTAAATAGGCAGTCGCTTGCAGACCGGCAAGGGTGACGGATTGAGAAATAATTTGCGTAGATACCGCAGTTTGCATAGAGGTTGGTATTGCAACCCCGCCGCTAAAATATCCAGATGTAACACCGGGCTGATTTCCGATATATCTAGAACCCGTATCTAGTGTACCCGCCGTATTCACGGTCAAAGTCAACGGCCTATCTGCAAATCCAAATGCGTTAGTAGCCCGGAAAGTAACACTTCCCGAAGCCGTTGCTGTGGGAGTGCCCGAGAGAACGCCACCAGACGAAAAAGTTAAACCTGTAGGCAGCGTCCCGCTTTGCACTGTCCAAGTAATTGGCGCGGTTCCGGTTGCTGTAAAAGTAGTCGTTGGGTAAACAGTCCCAACCGTACCTACCACAAGAAACGAAGGCGAAGTAATTACAGGAGCAGCACCAGCCGTATTAGCCGCGCCAAGAGTAGGCCCGAAAGGGCCTGATAGAGAAGAAAACATCTAGACCCCCGATAAAAACCCGGCGTTTGCCGGGTTCTCATTTAGCACATCTTGCCTTTGGTTTTGCCACGAGACTCAATGCCGCCGCCACGGGCGAACTTCTTGGCACGGCTGGGCTTCATACCAGCTTCCATCATCTCATGCTTCACCATCGACTTGGGAGCGCCTTGTTTCTTCATGAAGGCAACTTCTTTACCAACCATTGCTTTCGATTCTTTCACGGTACCACCTTCTTTGTGTTTAGCCGTCTTAGCGGACTCTACAAAATCTTTTGTCGTGGGAGCGCCTTTTGAACCCGGCTTACGCATATGCTCACCAGACCCTTGAGCGATTCTCTCACGCTTTTTATTAATGTTTTCGTACAACCCGCCAGCAGCGAACTTCTTCGGCCCCTTGGTAAATTCCTTACCCACCGATTGAGGAACACCAGCCTTCTTTGCAAACTCGGGGGAGTGTGCAATCGCTTGCATGAAGCGTTCTTGCTTGGCTGATTTAGCGGGCATTTAGCAGTACTTCGTTTTGTTGGTTACTTTGGAGATGCCATAACCACGAACTGAACCGCCCTTAGCCATCTTGACGATCTTACCCGCAGTTTTGCCCTTGGCCTCGATGCCACCACCTTTTTTGAATCGGGGCTGAACAAGCCGACTATTCTTCATAGCACTATCAAGCGAACTGCCAAACGATTTTACTGCATTCCAAACCTTTCCAGCCCGTTCGAAATCTTTCTCCGGACCTTTCTCTTCAGCTTTAGGCGTAGCTTTCGTTTCAGCTTTAGGGGCGGGAGCCGCAGCTTTAGGAGTAGGGGTGGGAGTGGGAGTAGCGGTTTTGGGTGCGGCTTTAGGCATAGCCTTTGGTGCGGATTTGCGAACGGAAGGCTCTTGCAGTCCGGTGCGGGCTTTAACTTCAGTTTCTTCAGCGCCCGAGGGGGCACGAAGTTTGTTCACATAATTATATGCGCGGCGGTAGGTATCATCCCCGTCTTCACCCTTGAACCGACCAGTATAAAAAACGTCTTTGTCTTCGGCCTGAGTTTCCCCGCCGTCGGCATATTTCTTAACCTTACCACCCGCTTTAAACCGTTGTCCCAAATTGGGACGCCGTTGACCAGCTTCCTGTTGTTCCTTTTCCCGCTTTTGTTGATCTTTCTCCGCTTTCATTTTTGCAGCGGTATCGGGAGGAACGCGATCCGGGCTAGGGGCGGGAGCGGGGGCTGTGCCACCAGCGGAGAACTTACGGGGGGTCTTTTTCATGATCTTACCGCCTTTACGGTACTGGATTTCGGTATCAGGGTCGAAGGGCATGTTA